ATAATACTCCCACCAAGGAGCAAAAGGAGTATAGGTGTCACCACTAGTGAATTTCACTATTTTCATTGACCATCCTCAGTTTTTTCATTGTCTCTTCCTTTCTCATTAGTGAACAGACACCCATGAGAAAGTTAGCTTTCATTCTACTAAGGTTCCTGTATTTTTGCAAGGGGACCCACTCTTCCTTGTGATAATATTCTAATCGATACACTGTTCATCCGAACGTCACTCCTACAGTAATTATAAGAGCAAGCTCGAGTAGTGGATGCCAACCTTGAGGTATTGTTATTAATGTTGTCTCTAACCCTGCCATATTAAGTCGGGCATCTGCTGTGCCCCTGGTCTGTTTACTATTAATAGTATGAAGTATCCAACAAACCATATGATGTTGAATATCCATGCCTGTCTCCAGAAATATTTTCTAACTGCCATTGACCTCAGTATTTGAGGTGCTTTATCTTGTGCTCTGAAGATTTGCTCAATGATAAATGCAATGATTGTTGCTATCACTAGAGGATAGAATACAAAGTTTGCAAATGACATTACTGAAATTAAAAAAAGCATTATCTCTTTGGCGAATGACCGTGTGCTATACCTAGCTCATGTAGTTTAGCATGCTCGTCAATAGGATCTCTAAGGTCATCCTTACCTTTACCAAAGGTCTGCCATACTCCTAGACCTACTAAGAGGAGGAGCATTGCTACAATAATGAATACTATTATCATTGTAGTACTAATGAGAATACATTAGTGTATGCTGTTGCTGCTAAAACGCAACCGAAGATTATGAAATGCATTTTATGCTCCTGATGGTACGTATGCTGGTTGTAATTGATCTTGTCTTATGCGTATACCTTTTCCACCATCGTTGTCATCATCATCGTCACCATTGATGGCACGAAGAATAAGTTCAACTAAGACTAAAGCAGCCATGGGATAGAAAACCCAGAGGACTGCTAATAGTGGTGATATACTGTCTGATGCGGCTACGAAGTCGCTCATTGATTTGTGTTGTTATGTTAACATTTATGAATAAGTATTTATACTTTAGATATTTTAACCAAAGTATTTGAACTTAGTATAGAGTGCTATACCAACCCAGAAGAGGACCATTGTCGCTCTTCCATTTGATCTCCAAAAGAGATCATAAGTGCCTTGATTTCCCATTAGAATATACCTGGGATGATTTGACCTGTAGTGATGTATGCTCCGACTGCGGCTACGAAACCGATCATTGCCATCCAACCGTTAAACTTTTCTGCTTCTGGTGTCATTTTCTTAGATTAATTAGGGGTAGAAATTTAAAGAGACCTGCCTCGACTAGGCAATCCCTGGTATGATCCATCCGAAGATGGCATAGTTATGGATTGCTGCAAACAAACCAATCATCGCTAGGCGACCATTGAGTAACTCTGCATTCTTCCAGTAACCTTCGTAATTTTCAACGTATTCCATCTGAGGTTGGTTAGCAAAGATGTTTTGCTTACCATACTCAGTAACTGTGTTACGTCTTGCTACTGATTGTGTCATGTGTGTTAACTTATGTTAAGTAACGTTACATAATTATATAGCAAAGATTAAATTTCTGTCAACCCCTAAAGGTGGGGTTACCCCCAATCAGACATCCTTATCAATGTCATCAGCGAATGTAATCACGTCAGATCCCAGTCCAGCAACGTAATCTCCACCGAAGGTCACTGTCTCAGCAGCACCAACGTAATCTGATGTCTCGATATTAATATCACTATCAAACTGAAGAGTATCTCCAAGTGTTGTATCGGGAACAAATGTGATGCCAGTTGGTACTCTCTTAGCAACAGACTTAAGGTTAGTATATGCTGCTAGTATATCTTCTAAATCTTTCTCAGCAATGTCTGCGTCTAGTGCAGTAGTGAGTGCTGTCTTCACTGCTGCTACAGCAGTGTCTAATTTTCCATGTAATCCACAAGTCATTTACTTTCTCCGTAGTGTGTGTAGGTGGTCGATGATGTCCTCTCGGATCCACATCAGTTCATTATAGCACTTTTGGTTGTGAGCACAAGTGCGTAGTGCGTTGTCAGGTTTATGGACAGACTCGATGAAGATATCAAGTGCTCTATTCCATAACTCATCCTGACTTTCTTTAGGGATTGCCCCTTGATCTTGCATAGCTAATCGATACTGTTGTAATAGGTATTGATAGTAGGTCTCCTCAGACATAAGTAAACCAACCTGTAATGATCTTCTTCTCAGAAGTATTACTGACTCTTCCACGATGGAAATGAGTCCATTCGGCAGGCCATATGACAGTATAACCTTTTTTTGCTGGTACGTAAAGGTCTTGATGATACCACTCTGTACCACCATCAGGCACATCGTTAAGGTATGTCATAAAGACTAGGTGTCTAAAGGCAGTACCAGGTAGAGCATTTAATCTCTCGGTATGCCACTCCTTAAACCCACCACCAACAGGGTAGCACTGGAAACTTAAAGGTTCAACTATTGTAAACCTAGATGTATTACAGAAAGGAAATACCTTTACATAATCATCCAAGACACCCTGTAATGATCTCAAATAATTCTGCACATGAGGCATTGTTATCTGATGAGGTACCATCATGTCCATAGACTCTTTAAAATCTGGGTCATGTGTTGGTTCACCCTCACGATACACTTGTCCTGGTTGGACATGTAAAAATCTTTGGTTGTCCCAAAATTCTAAGAGTTCATCACATACCTCATCCTTAATGTGTCTACCCCATACGAAATCTGTCCGCTTTGTACAGACATTATCCTTATATATTACTATCTCTTCTGGTATACTCATGCTGGTACTCTAATGATTGGATCTCCATTCCACATCTCATACTTAACTCTATCCACATGTCCTCTCAAATTATAGGACACAATAGTTCTTCTCTTCTCTGATCTATTGGCTGCTGCCTCATGCATTACAGTTGCAGGGAAGATTACCATGTCTCCCTCTTTTACAGGAGGGTGGAAGATCTCTAGGTTACCATTCCAAGGGTTTCTAAATGGTGAATAGAATGTTGTTGGTTGATGTACCTCTGGATCAAACTCAACATATATTACTGACGACCATCCACTGTGTCCATGATTATGTACTCCATGTGCTACCCCTTTATAATATTTCTGGTACCACATGTCACTAAACTCTACCCTTCTCTGGTCTGTAAACTCTGCAAGGTATGGTTTAATTACACTGATAATAGTCTCTGCATAAGGAGGCATCTCCTCACATTCTGCAGCTGAATTGACAAAGAAGTCTGTAAACAGACCATTATCCTGAGGATCTTGATGCTCTTTATTTTCTTCTGGTAAAGCATCAAGTATTTTCTTTTTATTCTCTGCCCAATTCGCTATAGGATAGTGAATGATAGGGACAGAAAACATATTATAGACTGTCATTTGAAATTCTTTATAAACCACTCAGCATCTACGACAGCAAGAGCCTTCTTCCTATTCTTCTTCATGAATAGGATAGGCTCATGGTCTCCAGAGTTAGCACATGCCTGATCGTATGCATCATACACGTTTAACTTCTCCTGATTCTTACATTCTATACTAAAGGGAAACTTTTGTCTAGCATCCCGAGCCATAATCAGATCTTCTCCACCTGCACCCATACTTCTAGACTCTATGTCTTCTGGATGTATATTTCTATTCTCTATCAGTTGGTCTCTCACCCACTGCTGGAACTTTCTTCCTTTCGCTTTCGCACTTTGCGGTTTCATAACATATCAACTGCGGCTGGTAGCAGTGCCCATTCTTTCATGTGGACTGCTCTTGTTAGTGACTCAACAGTGTCATCAGGTTTGATTGGTACCTCACCTTGTAGTATTATCTCACCAGAGTCTAACTCTTCAGTGACATAATGCACAGTGCACCCTGTCTTTTCGTCACCATTATTTAGTGCCTGTTCAATAGCATGTAATCCCTTATACTTTGGTAGTAATGAGGGGTGTAGATTAATTATCTTTCTAGGAAATGAATCTACAAAATGCTTTGACAATATCTTCATCCATCCTGCTAATACTATTATATCAACACCCGCCCATTTCAATTCGTTTATTATCCAGTTCTCATCGTTACTATATGCAGAAGGTATACCTAATGCTCCTGCTCTAGCTCTTGCTTTACAATCTTTCTTGTTGTATATCATTAATACAACTTCATGTTTGGTGCATGTCCTTACAATATTCTCGAAGTTAGATCCGTTACCGCTACACAGCACCCCTATCTTCTTTCGGCTGACCATAAGTTTTATATTCTAATTGTTCTTTTAAAAACTCGACCTCTGCTTTGAGATCACTCTTCTCCAACTCTAGTTTTTTAATCTCTTGTTCGTAAACAATAATCATATTCTCTAGTGATTCCTTTTTAACTTCACACTCCCAGTCCATCTCATATCATCCACCCTTGCACTAAAGGATAGATGTATTTCTATTTAGATTCTAATGGATAATCTGGCTCTGGATCATCAATGCAATGTTTGAATTTGTCAACATCAAAGTATGATACACCAGGAGGTGTGGGATTGTCAACTGCTTGACTTAATTGTTTCTTATATTCTCTCTCGTCTAGTACTTCATTGATAAGGATCTTCATCTCCTTAACATAACTCTCAGTAAACAATCTCTTAGGTGTGATGATTGCTTTGGGAAGGTTCTCTTGCTGCTCTGCTAAAGGTCTCCCTTTATAGTTAGGGTCAGCAGGACCACTCATCCCTTGGGTATCAATTTTCATAAGTTCATAAAAAATGGGGAGTTTTATCTCCCCACTATTTAGTTAGACAGCAACTGCTTTGCTGTCATGCTTTACTCCACGATATGTGAGAGAAGCATTGCTCTTGCTGTTAGAGCGACTATCGTTAGTGTCATACTTGACACCACGGTAAGTGACTTGTGCCATTGGCTTGTCCTCAGGTAGGGTGAATAACCCGTTCCTTCAGTCGGCATTTGCGTCCCAACAATGAGGTGTTTCTTCTATCACTACACTGATCATCTCAGCTCGTGTCTCTTCTTCTATCTTAAACTCATTCATCTTATCTAAAAGAGCTTGAGCTTCAATGCAAGAAAGAGTAGTTGCGATAACTGCTAGATGAAACATGGTGGGATGAACGTATCCGTTCCGAGTCGGCTTACTTGCGACCTGATTGTATCAGGTTGAACGATTGTGTTAATACTAACACAGTTATAGTATATAGTCAAGTAAATATGTAATTCTTGTTACAAAACCCTACAGAGCAAAAAAATACCCCGATTTTTTGTCGGGATATATGGGAAAAAAAGTTCGATTTTGGTTTATGCCTTTCTTTTTTTCTTCTTTGCTGGTGCTTGATATCCCCAAAGGTTTGGTTTAATACCACCATTGCCATAACCAATAGATTGTAGCCCACCTTTAAAC